TATTTATATAATATTTATAACACTTAATAAAGTGTATGTAAAGTGTTTAAACAGGTACTGAAACAAAGTTACCTAACTTTATTTGTAATTATTGGTATAATGTAGTATAGCCTATGGTAGGCTGACACTGCTAAACTAGGATTTAAAAGGCAAATAGGGCAGATAAACAAATAGCCAAACTAAACTAATCCTGCAGGAAAGGTTTTTAAAACAAGGGGATTTATTTATGCCTTATGGTGCATATCCAAAAAAGAAAAAAAAGATGAAGAAAAAGAATAAAACAAACACTAAAAGAAAAAAGTAATGAATCCACGCTCTATATAACCCCAAAAACGCATTATTTTAGTATAAAGCATGCCTAAC